CGTTGGTTATCGTTTTAGCCAAAATGCACGCGGACATAGAGCAAATTAAGGAGAAGATTCGCACACTGTTTGATCTATGGAACAACCGGAATAAGTAATGGCGGAGCTTAACGAAGACACAACCGTTGAAATTCCTTTACGGAACCTTGTTGCTTTAGGTGCAGGCTTGGTGATGGCGACAACTGCGTACATTACGTTGGACACTCGGATCACGACAGTTGAGCACGATATTGATATACAGAGCATGACGGTTCGGGAAAATGCAAAATTTGTTCGTGAATGGCCTTTAGGTTTGCGAGGCGCGTTACCCGACGATTTAATTCAGAACGCCAAGATTATGGCGTTAGAGAGCCAGCAGGAAGAAATTCTTTCTTTGCGCCAACAGCTCAATGCAATTGAGATAAAATTAGGTAGACTAGACGGAACCACTGAAACTCAAGAAGATAAGATTGAAACGCTTTTTGAGCTTTGGAACAAGCAACAGTAACCAACTAGGAGTAGGTATGAGTGAGCAACAAGAGCAGCAACCCGTAATTCTGACGATTGACGATCAGGAGTATGACGTAAATGAGCTTGGCAACGATTCCAAGATCCACTACGTCGAGGTGGTTAACTTGCGTAAACAGATTACTGATTTGCAGAATCAAATTGCGGCAGCACAACAGCAGAGCGTTAACTTACAAGTTGCACTAGGATTCCGCGAGAATGCGTTACGCGAATCAATCCAAGTGGTTGAAGAAGTAGAACCGGAAGCGGCTGAAAGCTAATGGCTAAAGAAATAAGCTCAATATCAAGAGTAGGGACCAGCGAGCCTTTCGAGCTTCAAGTAGCTAGAGGGCAAATTGCTTGGCATTACCCGCTTTTTAAGTTTGGTAATAACTCTGCTGTTGGCAATAGCTTAGAAACTATATGGACTGAAGGTGGCTTATATAGTTATTTAACTTCTGCAACCGTCCTTAAAGTTTCTAGTTCCTCGACAGATGATACTTCTGCTGGCACTGGGGCAAGGACGGTTCAGTTGTATGGCCTAGATGGTGACTACAACGAAATAAATGAAATTGTAACCCTGAACGGGCAAACCGAAGTCAACACAACCCAATCGTTTTTGAGGATTAATCGACTCATTGTTCGCTCTGCGGGTTCAGGTGGCGTAAATGCTGGAGTTATTTACGCGGGTACAGGAACGGTGACGACCGGGGTTCCTGCAAATGTATACGCAAGCATTAATGGAGTTACTGGTTCAAATCAAAGCCTAATGGCTCTTTGGACAGTGCCTGCGAATTACACAGCGTATATGTTTCAGTACGATATATCGAATGGAACTACTTCCAATACCCCTGCGGTATGCAAATTAATTTTGTCGGTCAGACCGTTTGGGGAAGTATTCCAGTCAAAGGACGTTAAGTCTTTGACAACAGGTATGCACGTCGAAGAAACCTTTGCGGTTCCGCTAAAATTTACAGAGAAGTCAGATATCGAAGTACGGGCAATATCGTCATCTGGTTCCGTCGATTTCGACATTTCCGCAGCTTTTGAAATCATATACATCTGGAACGGAGATAACTAATGGCTCAGACTCATGCAAGCAAAGCGTTACAGAAAATTGAAATTCATGAAGCTGAGTGCGCTTTGCGTTACGAGGGTATTAACAAACGATTAGATTCTGGATCAAAACGTTTTGACAAGCTAGATCGTATGATCTGGGGTATCTATCCGTTTATGATTACTTCGTTAATAGCTATTGTTGGCTTGATAGTAACACAATGAAATTTGAAGCCATCAAAGGATTAATCGGCGCGGTAGCTCCGACTCTTGGTCAAGCACTTGGTGGGCCTTTAGGTGGCGCTGCGGCACAAACCATCGCTAGCGTGTTGGGCTGCAAGCCTGACGAGAAAAGCATTGCTAATGCAGTACAATCGGCTACCCCAGAACAGTTAGCAGAGATTAAAAAAGCTGAACTAGACTTTCAGGTTCAGATGAAGAAATTAGACGTAGATGTATTCGCACTGGAAGCAGAAGATATTCAGAACGCTAGGGCAGCGTTTAAAGGTGATTGGACGCCAAAGTTTATTGCGGTTGCGTGTGTCATTTTCTTTGGCGGGTACATCGCGCTGGTTACGATTCAAGATCCTTCTGCGAATGACGATGGGATTGTTAATCTTGTTCTTGGGTATTTGGGCGGTATCGTCTCATCTATTATCAGTTTCTACTATGGCGCATCACACAAGCACGAATAATGAATAGACTAGTAAATATGTTAAAGCGGCACGAAGGCGTTAGAGATAAGGTCTATATGTGCTCTGCGGGTTACGAAACTATTGGTGTTGGCAGAAACATATCAGAATCTGGCCTTGGTCTTTCTGAGGACGAAATAGATTATTTGTTGAATAACGACATAAAACGTTGTCGTGAAGAGTTGACGATTGAATACGAGTGGTTCTCAAAGCTAGATAGCGTGCGTCAAGAAGCCTTAATAGACCTGTCATTTAATATTGGTCAGACCAAGTTACGCAAGTTTGTTAAAGCCTTGGGGCACATGGCTGATGGTAACTACGAAGAGGCTGGACAAGAGTTCTATCGTAGCCGCTGGGCAGAGCAAGTAGGTGACCGATCATTAGAAATTTGCCAGATGATTAGCTCTGGGGAATATCAGGTACGATAAAATGCCTTTACAAAAATTTTTATTTAACCCAGGTATAAACAAGCAAGGAACAAGCTATACCGCAGAGGGTGGTTGGTTTGATGGCAACCTTGTTCGTTTTAGAAAAGGGTTTGCAGAAAAGATAGGCGGTTGGGAAAAATACATATCTTCTTCTTATGAAGGAACGGGTAGAAAACTACATGCTTGGGTTGACCTAGACGGTACAAAACTCCTTGGGTTAGGAACTCGATACAAGCTGTACATTCAGGAAGGTTCTTCATATAACGATGTAACGCCCATAAGACGCACCAGTGCAGCCGGTGCGGCTACTTTTGCAGCAACTGATGGATCTTCTACGATTACTGTCACAGACTCTGGTAATGGGTCTAACGTAGGTGATTTTGTTACATATACCGATGCAGTCTCTTTAGGTGGAAACATTACTGCAACAGTGTTAAATCAAGAATATCAAATACAATCCGTACCGACTTCTAACACTTACACGATTATTGCAAAAGATACAAATGGCGATACGGTTACAGCCAACTCTAGCGATACCGGCAACGGAGGCGCCTCAACTGTAGCCGCCTATCAGATAACAAGCGGCCTTGATGTATTTGTAGACGGGACTGGCTGGGGTGTTGGCGGATGGGGGTCCGGCACCTGGGGGTCAACAAGCTCTCTTAATGATGCTAATCAGCTTAGACTTTGGTCTATGGACAACTTCGGTGAAGATTTATTATCAAATCCTCGAGCCGGTGGTGTTTATTATTGGGATAAATCAGACGGTCTTAACACTAGGGCGGTGGCTTTAAGTTCTTTAATTGGATCAAATTTAGCCCCAACTAAAGGACTACAAGTAATAGTATCTGACATTGACCGGCATGCAATTGTACTGGGTGCAGATCCTATCGAGAATGGCGTTAGATCTGGCTTAATAGATCCGTTGCTTGTTGCTTTTTCAGATCAAGAAAACATATTTGATTGGGAGCCAACGTCTACTAATACTGCTGGCTCTCTTCGATGCTCGGCTGGATCAGAGATTATTGGTGCAATAAGGGCTCGACAAGAAACGTTGATATGGACCGATGTTGCGCTATATAGCCTTCAGTTTATAGGGCCACCTTTAACCTTTGGCCTGAATCTAGTTAACGAAGGTGTCAGCTTGATTGGTCCTAACGCTATTGTTAATTCACCATCCGGCATATTCTGGATGGATAGAAAAGGTTTTTATACTTATAACGGATCTGTCTCACCTGTCCCATGCACAGTTCATTCCTACGTTTTTGATGACTTTGAGGAAGGTCAAGCGTTCCAAGTGTTTAGCATACTCAATAAACAGTTTGACGAAGTTGGTTGGTTTTATTGTAGTTCTGGTCAAACAGTCATTAATCGTTATGTATTCTTTAACTATGTTGAAAACACATGGTCAATTGGCCAGCTTTCTAGAACTGCTTGGCTTGAC